TGTGGCATAAAACATGATGAACAACATTCACACTTTGTGGATTGTCTCAATTGTAAACTTTTTCTTTCTCTCATGAAATGTCTATGCGATTCATCTTTCACAAAAATCATCAATTCTTCAATTTCAAAATGCCACTTAGGATCTTTTCCGACTGTATTCAATACTTTTTGCATAATATATCCTTTACCGTCTCCTTTATCTTTTTCGGTAATAAGACATTTGTAGACTACAAATTCCCAAACAGGTGGAAATTGTTGTCCCGGAAATTGTGCTGAAATTTTGTCTCCATCAATTTCAGTAGACCCTGAGATGCAAAATTCTTTCTTCACTACAAACTCTACTTCATATTTAAACCTTCTGCGTACTGATGCTTCATTATGACTTTCTTGAGCAGCATTCAATCCTCGATTGTTAGTTGTTGCAACTACAATTTTAGGTTTCATTAATACTTTTCCTTTTTCCGCCAAGTCAGCTTTGACCGCAGCTTGTGATACATTGTTGATCATAGAAATGACAATGTCATTTGTTCTACGAACTTCGGAACCTCCTTTTCCTACTTTTCCGTTTGCAAGATCATCTAACAATATTCCATAAGTGTTATTTCTAACTTGGTCGTCATACTTTGAATTAGTATTATAAGTAATGATATTTGTAGAATCATGTTGAAAATTATTGATTTGCAACAACCACTTTATCATAGGTATAGCAAACCAACTTTTTCCAACAGAAGAGTTTCCAAAGAAAAGTAGTCCAAAAGCTTGTTCTTGAGTCTGTTGTTCCATTTGAATGGAAGCCATAGAAGATAGTGTATCATTGATTCTATCTAAATAAGCTTTGTAAAAGAATCTATCATTGGTTTTAGGATTCAACATAGCTTTTTCAGTATCAGCTTTCAACCTTTCTAGAATGCCAACATAAGTTTCATTATTCATTCCTTCAACATAAGTTGATAAATTTCCAATTAAAACTTGTTGGTACAATGACAGTGCATATGAAATTCGAGCTTCTAAAGATTCTCCAGAAAAGAAACCTTCAAAATTGCCTGTAGATTCATAATTAGAAATACCTGTAATAAGAGATTTAATAATCATCTTTCCTGATTTATAAATATCTTTAACAGAAATTGCAGATTTTGCACTACGCAAAGAAAAAATTTCAATGCCGGAAACAGACCACTCCAATTCAGGAATAATACCTATTGTTACTAGAATAATGGCTATCTGAGCTATTCCAATACCAAGATCAGAAGTAATCAATTTGTTCCAAATCTTCTCTACATCTTCAATTCCTTTACTTTGGCCTTGATATTCTCCACTGAATTGTTCAGCAAAAATATGAGAATGTGCAATATAGCTTTTAGATTTGAATACCTTAGAAACAATTTTTTCAATCTTTGAATGGAGTGTGATATTAGGATTTACAGCCTGTACCATTGCCATTAAAGAAAAAATGACTTTGTTTGGATTATTCCAATCTGTAGCATAACAAATTTTAATCAACATTTCTGTTGTAGATTTAAATTTGTCGTTTGTTGCCAATTGTCCAACCTTCTTCCTCCAGTTGTTCTTGATAACAAC